ATTCTTAATCAATCAAACTCATTAATCAATACATCAAGTGTTGCTAGGAACATTGCTCTATTCTCTGCATTTACAGAGGGTATGCAGTTGTTCAGTTCCTTTATCATGCTCTTGAATTTCCCAAGACATGGCAAGATGAAGGGCATGGGTCAAATCGTTACTTGGTCGATTGTCGATGAGACAATGCACGCCGAGAATATGATTAAACTATTCCGAACTTACATTGAAGAAAACAGAGAGATATGGAATGATGAACTTAAAGGTGAAATCTATACGATTGCAACTCGAATGGTTGAACTCGAAGATCGCTTCATTGATCTTGCCTTCTCGATGGGGGAAATGGATGGACTTACTAACGCTGACGTTAAGCAGTATATCCGCTATATTGCTGATCGTAGGCTCATTAGTCTTGGTCTTAAAGGCATTAACAAAGTAAAGAAAAATCCTCTGCCTTGGGTTGAGGAGATTATCAATGCACCCATTCATACTAACTTCTTTGAGAATCGTGCAACCGATTATGCCAAGGGAGCATTGAGTGGATCATGGAATGAGGTTTGGGGTAAGGCTGCATAATGTGGCGAATGTGGGCAAAGGCGTTAGGTGAGAAGGCAAGCCCCAATGATAAAGAGGCTGACAAGATCGCCCTCATCAGGTCTGCTATTGTGCTATTCTACATTATAACAAACCTGTTTATCATAGCAGGTGTCATCAAGCATTGGTAAGGAAAATCCATGAAATCATTAAGAGACCAAGCAATCGATAACAGAAAGTATCCAGACGGAACAAAGATTCCTAAGAATTTGCCGCCCAAGTATTCATTGGCAAAGGGAAATGAGAAATGTTCCAACTGTGAATACTACATGCCCAAGACAAGGAATTGTACCAAGTGGGATGCAATAGTTCGCCCCGCATACTGGTGTGCGAAGTGGGAGCCCAAGGAAGCTGAATGAAAGAAAAGATGATTGCAGCACACATGGCAGTTGCAGAGACCTATGCTAAGCTTTCCTCTGCTAGGCGGTTACAGGTAGGTGCAATAATAGTCAAGGATGATAGAATAATTTCGATTGGTTATAATGGCATGCCTCATGGGTGGGATAATAATTGTGAGGATGAAGTAGAAGATGTTGATCGGGCATTCATAGAACAAGGTGGTCCTGGAATGCCCGTCAGCGTTACCAAATTGAAGACCAAACCCGAGGTGCTCCATGCTGAAACAAATGCAATCGCTAAGTTAGCAAGGTCAACTGAATCTGGCAACGGTGCTACTATTTTTATCACTCATGCCCCTTGCTTGGATTGTGCAAAACTGGTATATCAGTCTGGCATCAATTCCGTTTATTATCGGAACAGTTATCGTAACGATAAGGGCATACAATTCTTGGAAACATGCAACATTGAAGTGAGGAAAATATGAATAAAAAAGTGGGTTTTACGGCAAGTTCTTTTGATCTTTTCCACGCAGGTCACGTGGTCATGTTGGAAGAAGCAAAACGCCAGTGTGACTATCTTATCGTAGGCATTCAAACGGATCCTACTATCGATAGACCTTCAACTAAAAACAGACCCATTCAAAGTATTGTAGAAAGACAAATTCAAGTCAAGGCATGTAAGTATGTCGATGAGGTTGTCATCTACAGTACAGAGAAAGAGCTAGAGGACCTTCTCAAGACGCTACCCATCGATGTGAGAATCCTTGGGATTGAATATAGCGAATCTGACTTTACGGGCAAACAAATCTGTCTCGACAGAGGCATTCGTATGTATTATAATAGCAGGGATCACTCATTCAGCAGTTCAGACTTGAGACAACGAGTGTACCTTGCAGAGAAAGCAAAAAGGGAACCAGTATGTCATACAGAAAATTTGAATGCGTCGAATGTGATGCAATCTTTAAGGTAAAGCATGAGATGGATTCGCAGTACTATGAGGTGATGTTCTGTCCGTTTTGCGGAGCAGGCATTGACAATGAAGAGGAGGATGATGAGGATGATACATATTGATTTAGTGAGTCAATATGTGGTTATACCAAGGCAAGGAATTTTCAGAGCCCATTGATAAATTAGTCGGTTTTGTTTACATCATACATTGCTTAGCCAATGGTAGGAAATACATTGGCAAGAAATCGTTTTGGTCAACGAAGCGCAAACAAGTCAAGGGCAAGTCAAAGCGAATCAAGGTAGAGTCAGATTGGCGCACCTACTGGTCATCATCAGATGAACTAAAGGCAGATGTCTTGAAGCTTGGAGAGGATGCCTTTCAACGGGAGATCATTCATCTCTGTGTAGGAAAGGGGGAGCTGTCATATCTCGAGGCGCGTGAGCAGTTTGACCGCCGGGTTCTAGAACAGCCCTCTGCCTGGTATAACTCCTGGATTATGGTCAGAGTCAACGGATCTCACCTAAAAACCCTCCGAAAATAATCCAGCTGAATTATTCTTCTCCATGTAGTTGTTCGAGGCTTCGCTTATATAAGGGGTTACCTACACCTTTAACTTTTGGGGCGCCTTTATGTAGCGTATACCCATAATGTGTATCATCTGCACCCGAATGCACAGTCATATCAGGCTTAGAATGTGCCTTTCCTCCTCCAAGAGAAGTAAGTTTTTGATCACCGCTGGAGTAGTCGCTATGATTAATTTTAAGCCCTCCTTTTTTCGCAGCTGAAATTGCAGAGTTGACATGATTATATGCATCATCTTGATGAATGTCAAACATATCTCTGCCATAATGTGTTTCTTCATAAAGGTTTAATTGTTTAGAAGAAGTATCTCTGCTTAAAAACTCTATGGCTGATTCGATTAGTTTATTGGACATAATTTTACTCCTCTGAGAATGTGGTATTTCAATATTTATACAACATTAAATTGTAACGACAATTACAATATAATATTTATAAAAAATATCTTTGTCAACTGTTGTTTTTCTGCAACACACAGGGAAAACTTTTCTTGACACTATCGCTAGTTACTGTATAATAGATAGTGTTGAGTGATTGATTGGAGTGAAGATGGGCTTTCGAGTTATCAATGTTTCCCCTGAGTTCCGTGAGAAGTTTGTTGAGCGGCAGGGTCTTGAAGGTCCTTTCTTCTATGACGGCAATCGGGTTCTGTATTACAGCCCCCGTGAAGGTCAGTACTACAATCCGTCCTCGGATATGTTTCTGACCTATGAAGAATATGTTGAATTCACTGGAGTCTGAGATGTCTGATTTTCTGCGCTATGGTGATATGACCCCCCAGCAGCAAAAAGAAGTTCGCATGTACGGCGCGACCGTCGAAAATATGCGGCAGGCAGTCGAAGAAAGCCTGACCTATCGTTTTGCGGGTCCTGCCATGTACGCTGCAAGTCTGATGAGCGACTGCCAAGAAATGCTGGCACACGACAATGGCGGTTCCTATGACTTTATGATCGTGGAAGATGTGCGCCAGATGCTGAATCGCGCTAAGTGGATTCTAAGCACCTATTGCATGGTAAAATAGTGTTGTTTTTCTGCAACACCTGTGGATAACTTCTGCTTGACATTCTATCCAGATCCTGTATAATGTAAGCATGAATCGAAAAAAGCGCTCCGACAGAAACCACGTGATCTACCAACTGACCAACATTGTCAACGGTAGCACCTATATCGGCATCACCGCTGCAATCGGTCAAGCAAAGCTACGTGCCGTCAAGGTTCGCTGGCAAAAGCATGTCCGCCGTGCTCTGACGGAAGGCCTCGATTGGAAACTTTGCAAGGAAATTCGCAAGTTTGGTCCCGAGTCCTTCACGTATCAGGTGGTCGAGGTTGTTCGGGGTAAAGCAGAAGTCCATGCCCGTGAGCGTGAACTTATTGCGCTTCTTTCCCCTAAACTTAATACCCAGTGAGATAAAATATGCAGTATACTTTATGGAGTGAATGGAGCCCGAAAGAGCAGGATCGCTTTCGGGACTGGTTGACAGGTATTCTGAAAACTGATATTGTTGAGATTGTTTTCACCAAGCAGGATGGAAGTGAGCGTGTGATGAATGCGACACTTCAGGAAGATCGCATTCCTGTAGTTGAGAACAAAACAACCCGGGCCCGTGCGCCTAATCCCGATGTTGTATCAGTAGTCGATGCTGATCTGGGTCAATGGCGTAGCATTCGATATGATAGTATCAACAGCATTAAGGTGACCTTTGAGTAAAGTAATTGCAAATCCCGAACCCATTGCCGCAGATATCATTGCGGATAATGACACCTACAATATCAATCTGATTACAGCATTTAATTGGTACAATGCCGAGAAGGATAAGAAGGACGCTCGAAAGTACCTCGAGGACTATTGTAAGCGTGTAGGGATTTCTTTATCTGGTGTGACCGATTCGGACATTCGACTCACAATGGGATGGGTTGCACGACTCGCAGTCAAGGGTGCTAAACTTTCTGATCAGCACATTCAGGAACTGAATAGCTATCTTTCTGCATTGAAACCTGTTCAGCGTGTGCAGGTCGTTGCTGCTCCTCGGGTGTCTATTCAGGAGGCGACACAAAATCGCATTAGTTCCTACCTGGGAGAACTCGAGGGCGTGGTCGATGAAATTGCCAAGAATCCCAAGAGTACGTTTTCTCTGCTTGATGATCTCAAAAAGAATCAGCTGCCTCAGACAGTAGGTGCAGATATTGACCGTTGGGCAAAGGGCAAAATCACAGAACTGATCGCTGCCTATGAGGGTAAGGATAAGGATCTCGCTGAGGCCTATTCGAATTTCAAGAAGAAGGATCTGCTTGCATTCATCAAGAAGCTAGCAACCTTTATCGAGGATGCAGAGAAGTATTCTGCATTCAAGAAGGCAAATCGAAAGCCCCGTGAGAAGAAAGTCAAACCCGCAGGACAGCAAGTCAAGGCCTTGAAGTACAAAGTCAAGGATGAGGATCTGAAGATTAGTTCAGTCTCTGCGTCTGACATTGTGGGCGCCCAGCAAGTTTGGGTATTCAATACCAAGACACGTAAACTGTCCGTGTACCGTACAGATAGCGCACTGGGCATTCAAGTCAAGGGTTCTACCTTACAGAATTATGATCCTGAGGCATCTGTGCAAAAGACTCTGCGTAAACCTGCCGAGCAGCTAAAGGATCTTCTTGCAGCAGGCAAAGTGCAGCTTCGAAAGTTTATGGATAACATCAAGGCAGTCGACACTACCCCCACGGGGCGTATCAATGCCGATACACTAATTATTAGGACCGTGAAATGATTGTCATTGATTACAACCAGACAGCTATCTCCAATCTGATGGCTGAGATGGGAGGTCGCAAGGATATCGATATCAACTTGCCGCTTATTCGGCATATGATTCTAAATTCGATTCGAGGTTACAAGCAGAAGTTCGGCGCCAAGTATGGTGATCTGGTCATTGCCTGTGACAATCGAAAGTATTGGCGGCGAGATTACTTTCCTCACTATAAGGCAAATCGCAAGAAGGATAGGGATGCCTCGGGATATGACTGGAAAGCAATCTTCGAAGCATTGTCAACGGTTCGAGAAGAACTTGACAAAATCTTCCCATATCCTGTCATCAATGTAGAGGGTGCGGAGGCAGATGATGTTATCGCTGTTCTTGCAGAGTGGACACAAACCAACGACCTTTCTGTGGGTATGTTCGAAGAACCCAAACCGTTCCTGGTTGTGTCAGGTGACCACGACTTCATTCAGTTGCAGAAGTATTCAAACGTCAGCCAGTATAGCCCCATTCACAAGAAGATGATCAAACCTGAGCGTAAGCCAGACGATTATGTTCTGGAGCACATTATCCGGGGTGACTCGGGTGATGGTGTTCCCAATGTGCTGTCTGATGACACCTGCCTAGTTGAAGGTCGCAGGCAAAAACCTGTATCAACAAAGAAGCTTGAGGAATGGGTCAAGGATCGCAGTAAGCTTCCCAATGATGCCGAGTTCACCACACGCTATGAGCGCAATAAACTATTGGTCGATCTGAGCATGATTCCCACATCGGTTAAGTATGATGTTATAAATACGTATGTGAGTCAACCCAAGAAAGATCGTAGTCAACTAATGAATTACTTCATGCAAAATAAAATGAAACAGATGCTTGAGGTGATGGGAGAATTTTAATGCGCTTACTTATTCCAGAAATTTTTGATCGTGTGCAGAAGGCAACAACCGTAGAACAGCGCAAAGCTATTCTGTTGCAAAACAACACGCCTGTCTTGCAAGATGTTCTAAAGATCAATTTTCATCCCGCTGTAAAACTTAATCTGCCTGTGGGTGCACCGCCCTTCAAGCGTGATAAGGCAGTGCCCACGGGCCTTGCTGAAACAAATCTCTATCGAGAGATGCGTAGGTTTTACACGTGGATTAGCCCACCGCCCAACCTTACCAAAACTAAATCAGAGATTCTTTTCATTCAGATGTTGGAAGCTATCAATCTGAAAGAAGCAGAACTTGTCATTGCAATTAAAGATAGAAAATTGACCGACATTTACCCTGCCATGACTGAGGACTTGGTTCGAGAAACTTTCCCGGGCATTCTTCCTCCTAAAACGGAAAGTGTTATAGCGCCACAACAGGAGGTGGTGGCACCCCCAAAAAAGCGTGGGCGCCCAAAAAAGGACGATTGACAAGTTCTGGCGCTGCTGATAAAATTATGAAATCGAGTGATGAGGGATGGCATGCTGATCTATACGAACACCCGGAGTTCAAAAAAGCCCCACAGCAAGACCAAGCGGGAGATCGAGGAGTACAATCGCTGGTTGCAAAGTGTAAATCCCTCTGGCAAAAGGCCCGAGCGAAAATCGGGTCCCTTGGTTCAAAGTAAGCCCTATCGTCGCGGGTTCGAAGAAGCTAAAGCTATTCCCAGCGTCGATACGGGTGCTCCTGCTGTGCTGGCTGTAACCAGCATCATGGATCCCTTTAATTTGCAAAAAGAGGCACCTGAGGTTCAAGAAGCAATTATTGCAAAGAGCAAGCGTGTAGCCATCGCCTACAACAAGGGTGGCTATCAATATATTAGTGATGAAACCGACCCAACCACACTCGGGTCAAGTGAACGGAGGCGTTAATGAGTAAGATTTTTACAAACCCAGCAGACAAGAAAACGATTCGAGATGCCTTGCAGGAAATCTCTAATTCGATGACTAGAATCGAGGGTGAGCGGGACTACATCAAAGAAACCATTAAGGATATCACCAGCAAGTATCCTGCCGTCAGCAAAAAGACCTTTCGAAAGATGGTAAAGGTTTACCATGCACAGACCTTCACACAAGAGGTCGAGGAGCATGAAGAATTCGAAAACCTGTATGAAACCATCACCACCACGGCGCCCGCTAAAGATGCTTAATTCCACTCGCTATATCGTCGAAGTCAAAATCCTTGATACCATCGGTAGGCCCAAGCGGGATCGTATCTTGGGTGTATGGGGTGATCTAAGTAAGATTCCCTATGATCTCATTCGAAAGGCGAACGGAATCAAATATCCTGGTTGTGAAATTCAAATCGATACACACGTGTACGAAGGACCTTAATGAAGCTTGCCATCTGCTCCGACATTCATCTAGAGTTCGGGCCTTTGTCTATTGACAATACTGAAGGAGCAGATGTTCTGATCCTCGCGGGTGATATCGCACAGGCAATTAGGTTTGAGGAATATCTAGAGTTCTTCAATGAGTGTACAGAGAAGTTTAAGGATATCGTCTACATCATGGGCAACCATGAGCATTACAATGGCGATATCGCCCTGAGCTACGATATCATTAAGGATGAACTAGAGCATCTACCCAACATTCACTTTCTCGAGAGAGAGTCTCTTGTTCTGAATGACCATGTCTTTATAGGACAGACACTTTGGACAGACTTCAATGGCGAAGATGAATATTGCATGGGCTATATTGAGAGGCGCTTGAACGATTACAGAGTCATTCGAAATAGCAATGAGAGCAGAACGCTTATTGCAAAGGATACACTCGCCCTGCATAAGCAGTCGATTGCTACCCTTCTAGAAACCCTAGAGAAGAATGCAGATAAGAAGGTGATTGTAGTCGGTCACCATGCTCCGTCACACAAGAGCGTGAAACCTCGATATGAGGCTGATAACAACCTGAATGGTGGCTATCGTACAAATCTTGAATGGATCATGGAGAAGTATAGGAACATCAAGGTTTGGGTACATGGGCACACCCACCATGAATTTGATTATATGGTAGGTGATACCCGTGTTTTATGCAATCCTAGGGGATATGTGGGATATGAGCGAAAAGGACAGGATGAGCAGCCCTACTATCCCCTGGTGATAGAAGTTTAGAGATAGATTCTGTGCTTTCTTAGAACAGCAATACGTGCTCTTGATTCTATAAATGATTCTAAAATGGTTCTGATGAATTTAATCATAGTAGGCCTCCTTGGCGTTGTTTTTCAATAGAACGGATGATTCTTTCTACATCTACAATGTCTTGGGCAAACTTGAAATTTTCATCAAACCTTTTTTGATCATACTGCTTGATTTTTTCTGAAATGAATTCTACAATTCGCGCTAACATGTTTGCACCTTGTGGGTTGTTGAAAACGTTTGAGATTGTGTCTCACTATTATTTATGATGCATTGCACAAATTATGAGTTCAAATTTAATACTTTTTGTGGGTCTAATTTATCTCTACGTTGCTATCGAGCAGGGTATCAAGGGTAACTTAGGCATGGCTATTGCTTTTGGTGGGTATGCCTTCTCTAATGTGGGGCTATATCTTCTTGCTGCTAAATAGGAGAATAAATGAAAAAAATTGTATTGGTAACTGGGGGATTTGATCCTCTGCACTCTGGTCACATTGCATACTTCGAAGCAGCTGCAAAGCTGGGCGATATTCTCATCGTGGGTGTCAATAGTGATGACTGGCTAGCTAGAAAGAAGGGTCGTGCATTCATGCCCTTTACTGAACGTTCTACAATTATTCGCAATCTTCGCTGTGTTGATTTTGTGATTGGATTTAATGATGATGACAACACCGCAAAAGACGCCATTCGTATGGTTAGACAATCATATCCTCAAGACATCTGTATCTTCGCCAATGGCGGTGACAGAACAGAGGGAAACATCCCAGAAATGGATATCGATGAGGACAAGGTCCAATTCATCTTCGGCGTGGGAGGAACCGACAAGGCAAACAGCTCCAGTTGGATCCTCGATGAGTGGAAAGCACCCAAGACAGAACGCCCATGGGGCTACTACCGAATCCTTCACAGCCCCAACCGAAACGTCAAAGTCAAGGAGCTTGTGGTAAATCCTGGTCAGTCTCTTAGCATGCAGAGGCATTTCAAGCGTGCAGAAGAATGGTTTGTTGCAGAAGGCATTGCAACCGTCTGGACACGTATTGGTGATGGGACTGGTCACGTGTTCCGCGGTATGTATAACAGAATGGAATCGCTGAATATCCCCCTAGGGTCATGGCATAAGCTGGAAAATCAAGCAGCAGGACCCCTAAAAATCGTGGAAATTCAGTACGGAGATGAGTGCTTAGAGGCAGATATCGAGAGAGCCTAGTGTTGCAGAAAAACAACACTTTTGTTGCGTAGAAACAACAAGGAAAAATACCAGTTGCACTTTCTGCCAGTAGATGTATAATAGATAGTGTTGAGTGATTGATTGGAGAAAGAAATGAACCTGTATGTCTTCCAAGAAGTTCTGTCCGACTACACCAGTGGTATGGCGATCATTTCCGCGGAAACTCTCGAGCAAGCGCAGCAAATTGCGTATACCGAATTCTCCTGGGCGGAGGATGCGGATGTCTCGGGGTTCCTAACCCGTGAGCCTGGTTTCCGTGTGCCCGTGGCGACCTACTCCGTGGGTTCCGATGTGGTTGCGGGTGTCCGGCATGTGATCTGGGGCGGGGCTTGACAAAGTCTCTAGATCCTGTATAATTGATCCTGTTGAGTGATTGGGAACAGCAATGTCTAAACTGATGATTTCTACCCAGGTGTATGAGAACTACGGTGATGCTGACAAACCCTACTGGAAGGCGAAGGGTGGCAGCGACTATGTTATCAAGAACTTCCGTGACTTCAATCGAGTCACTGAGGTGGTGATGGCTGTGAGTGATCAAATCGAACAAATCAATGATATGTTC